CGCCCCTCCAATATCGCCGGTCATTGCCAGCATATTGGTGACAGCATCGTTAAGCTGGTCAAACGTATAACTTAAAGTACCCATTATGCTTCCCTTTTTGTGTAGACAGGTTCGCCGTTTCCGTCATATACCGGCTCTTGTTTTCCGGAGCCGTTGAGGGCGTAAAGGCGCACAGTGGCAGATTTATTGTTCCCAGTATTTGTGTATCCAACGTTAAACCCGAAATCCATAATCAGGAACCTTTCTGCGGTGTCAGCATCAGATCCTTATCCTTACTTCCCCTGGAACTACCGAACTCGAACTGGTGGGCTGACTGCAGCCCTGATCCAAACTGGCCCGCCAAATACCCAAGCGGTCCGTTCATCACGCCCATAGCTGCCGATCCTTCGCCGGTAAGTGCCGTAATGCTGACGTACACCATGGCCGCGAGACAGCAAAGCAATCCAGCCACATCACCGATAATCATCAGATTGGCCCTCATATTACTGCTTCCGGAGGCCCGGATTTTTTCGTCACGTTCCCTGGCGTCCTGAATATCGGCGGTGTCGATTTTGCGGTGCTCGATGCCGGCATTGACCAACAGGCGTTTTTCTTCCAGAGCCAGTTCAGCCAGTTTGCCCTTATGCTTGATCTCGGCGGTCTTGAGCTTGACGAACGCCTCCGGGTTTTTGGCCAATTCAGCCTGGACGGCCTCCGGGCTTTCTTCGCATCCAAGCACGTTTGCTACCAGTTTTCCCGCCGCTGTTCCGACGGGACCACCAAGCAATCCCCCGATAACGGGTGCGGCCTTGCCTATGACGCTGCCTATATCCTTCCAGGTCATGCCTTCCCTCCCCGTTCACGCTGCCATTTGATAGCACCGTCAGCGATCGCCCGCGCCAGAAGAGCCTGGTTCTCCTTAGTGCCAAGCCAAACAGCCTCTTCGGCATGAGTGATAAACCCCATTTCAACTAAGATCGCCGGGCCGAAAGTCCTGCGGCACATCCAGAGATTCTTTTCCCTGTCCTTGTCCCAAACCTGTTCCCCGTCAGTTATGTCATACCGGAGTCTGCGCATGGGAAAAGCGTTCTGGATAGCATTGATAACGTGATATGCAGCGCGGTCACTGGCCGTCTCGCCGATAGAAGTCCACACTTCAAAACCATGGGCACCAACATTTACGGCAGCGTTACAATGCAGGGATATGGTCAAATCCGGGGACAGGTGATGTTCGAGATTGGTGCGGCCGCGCAGTGAGACAAACTTATCTTCCCGTCGCGTCATCCATGTCTTGCCGCCCTGCTCTTTCAAGCAGGCAGCCAAGAGCGCAGCAACGGAAAGATTGATATCGCACTCGCGAAGACCTTGGGCCACAGCACCGGGATCCTGCCCGCCATGACCGGGATCGATAAGAACATTCATGGTTTATCCTCCACCCTGTAATTTGGCTTTGAGTCCAGTCCACAATGCGCCTAGCAAGGCGGTGGCTAAAACCGTAAGCACGGCGTATCCGATCACATTGGCAACGCGATCAAACTTTTTGAGCCATCGACGGACCAGCATGACTTCTTCTTCCGTAAACTGGCAGCCATGGCTTTTACTGGCCACGGCTTCGGCTATCGCCTGTACATCGGCTTCCGTAAGGGTTCGCTCCATCAGGTATCCTTATGCGCCGATCAACCCGCCGACTCTAAGGCTTCCTGCCCCGCCATCGCCATAGACCGAGATCCCACCACCCCCGGGAACAAACTCGTAAAGCATTTCCCCAGGTTCAAGATAGATGCTTTTATTCGCGGGTCCGGCCTCACCACCAACCACCCGGTAAAAACATGGCCCTGTCGTGCGCAGGCGCACATGCTTGCCGGCAAAACTTTTATCGACTACGGTTGCTTCGTTGGCCGAGAATGGAATAACCGTTTCCTGATAAGTGGTAGCGATCTGTGGCTTATCGCCCGGCCTCATGGGGGTAAGGACTGACATGCCTGCGCTCCTTTCGCACAAATAAAAAGCCCGGCGAGAATCTTTCGATTCGGGCCGGGCTGATGGGGCACCATAATAGGGTCCGTCAGAATCCGATTGAACATTTTTGTTTAGTCATAGTGGCATGAAGCGGTCCACAGGTCAAGACCTGTTTATCCTGGCTGCAACAGGCTTAATGCCGCCACGAACACGACGCAACCAACCGGCACCATCCACAACAGGTGCAGGGGGGTGCGGCGACTGCTCCAACTCAGGTAGCAGGCAAAGAATAGCACGGCGAACAAGACCGCGTATTCAATGACGCTCAAGATCATCTTCCAGGTCATCGGGTTACCGTCTGGTTATACTTGCGGTTAAACGCCATAGTCAGGCGCTGGATTTCTCGCTCGATACGTTCAATTCTATCCTTATACCGCTCCTTGTCCACGTTTTCCAGCTTTTCTTTACCTTGACGCAGCTTTGTAAGCCGCCGCCGCAGATGATCGGCGGTCCGTTTCAGGGCGATCTCGGGGTGTTCCTGCCGGTAGCGCATGGCATCCCCTTTGCGGCCAGTCTCCATCATTTCTTTGAACAGACCATAATGCGCCGTCACCTTGTCCATGTGATTGTGCAAGTTCTGTCGGTCGTAGTAATCACTCTTTTCCTGATAGACCTGGCGGGCAAACGGAACGCGCCTGATGGACAACTCTTCCCCTCTGGCCATAGCGGCCATGGCGTTGATGCTGTCGGCATAGAACCGACCGGCACCTCCGGTTGCGAAATCCCAAAAGTGGTCCAACACTTCCGGCGATATGTCGACCACCCCAGGTTCAACACTGCTGCCACCCGTCAGTTCGTTAAGTTGTTTGGATATTGCCATGCTCAACGGCCGGACGCTCGACCAATACATCTCACTCTTCGGTTTCGGCGGGCCGAAAGACGGTTGATCCGGCATGATCGGGGTACCCATGAAATTCTCGTTAGTTGCCACCTGCACGAACGGATCCATGATGGTCGGTGAGATCAGTTGCAACAGCGAATCATCACCACCCAGCGGGTTAAAGGCGTTCATGCCGGCATGGAACAGGCTCACCGCACCTTGGGCCGGGCTCTTGCCATGCTTGCCGCCACTGGTCAGGTAGGCGCGAACGTCGCTCATGGTGTAACCCAAGGCTACGAACATATTGTACCCGTAGGGTAGTTTGACCTTGAAGGCGTCCCCCGATTCGTCACCGCGCATAAGCAACAAATTGGTGTGCTTGGTGTAATCGCTCACCTTGTCCCAGCGGTTTTCATCGTCGTCATCGTCGCCAGCCTGCAGCCGGTTTATTTCAGCCAGAGCAAAGGCGGTCAGAGTAATGCCTGCGCATATCTTCCTGGTGCGCTTGCTCTTGGCCAGGCTGGTGATAATCCGCGCCGATCCTTGAACGCCCGCATTGAAAAACAGATATAAAGCGTTGGCGGCCGGTCCGAGTTCCCCTTTGCGGTTGAAGTTGACGGTCAGGTTCTTGGCTAGGCTGGCGGCCTTGGCTTCACTCATGCCGTTCTCGATGGCGGTCTTAAAGGCCGACAGGCGCACCGCATTTTCCACCATGGTATTGTAATCGCCGATAAACTTGCCGACCTTCTGGACATATTTCCAGACCGTACCGAGCTTGCCGTCCTGCTCCCGTACCAGCTTCTGAATCTGTCTCTGCGTTTGATCGATGTTCTGCAGGTCCAGGTATCCCACCTGTCCGCCCGCTGCCTTGAACCGGGCGTACCACTTGGCCATGTCAGAATCGTTCGATCCGCGCAGGGCGTTACGAATCCCGCGCATAGATGCAGGAATGCCCTTTGCCACCTTGGCTGCGATCTTGGCACTTTCCTCCCCGGACAGGTTGATCATGGCCGTCTGAAAATCGCGCTCGAAGTTGGTGATGATGAATTCGGGATTCAGCGAGGTATTGACCATAGCCAGCACTCTATTCAACCAAGCCAAAGCGCGAATAGATTTGCCCTGGTCGGCTGCTCCAAGGTTTTTCATCACGCGGGCCAGATCCCTGTTTTCGATCTGAATATAATGCACCTGGCCGTCGCGGGTTATCGGCAACACATTGTCAGCACGGATCCACTCAAAGTCGTCCACTTCGGCCACCTGCCGCGGCGGGGTAGCTTCCATCTCTGTACGAATCTCGGCGATCTCCTGTTGCAGCCTTTCGATTTCCGCGCCGTCCTCGGCCTTTTCAAGAGCGGCCTGCCTGCGCTGCAGCTTCCCCTTTAAGGCGGTAAAGGCCGGATTCTTGGCCAGCACCTGACGGGTCGGCAGATTGTCCCTGGTGCGTACCGTCCATAGCGACGGATCGGGGTTTTCTTCCACCATCTGCAAGAAAGCCTTACCGACCTTCGCCCGTTCGGCCCGCACGATGGTATCGGCCACCTGGGCGGCCAGATGCGCCAGAATGTTCTCGGCTTCGCTGCGGCGTCCAAGCGCGGCCCTGGTGCCGGACTTGGTGACCGCAAACCCGCGTCCGATGCTGCGGCCGTGGCCTTCGTCCAATCCATCCGGCGCACCTTTGAGCGGCACATAGAAGTTGAACTGTTCCCAAGCGTCCAGCCGTTCCTGCTCTTCCAATCCTTCCTCGCGAATAATACGGCGCTGCATTTCGGCCATGCTCCAGACCTTTTGCGCCAAATTGTGCAGCACCCGCAATTTACCAGCCTTGCGGAACCCGTCGATAATCTTGGAAGCCTCGGCATCGGTCATGCCGGATCCACCTTCCTCGAATTCCGGATTGATCTTCTGAATGTAGGCATTGCGCTCCGGGACATGCCTGGCGTACAGATACTGTTCCAGTTCATCAAGAGAAACCGGCGCTGCTTTGATTTCTTCCATCAGCGGTTCGATCTGTTCGGCCTCGAACTTGTCCAGACGATCCTTGGCAATGCCGTGATACAGTTCCTCGGTCAGATACGGATTGTTGTCCTCGCGTTCTTGCCAGTCGCGTTTCTTCAACGCCTGCTGGGTGCGCTTGAGCGGCAGGAACTTGTCCTGGAACTTCATGCGCAGATAATCGAGGCGGGTGCCTATGGCCTCTTTGCCACGATCGATCCGGCTGGCTCGTGGAGTCTGTGCGGTTGCCGCGGCGGCGCGGGAGAACTTTATGGATTGTTCAGGTTTTTCGGACAACTCGCGTCTGCGGTTTTGGTATGCATCCTTTGCGGCTTCGATAAGTTCGGTATCGGATATGTCGTCTCGGACACCCTGCTGACCGTAGGAATCCACAACGTCACGCATGTTGGCGATCACACCTTCCTCCGTGACAAATCCGTTTGAAATAGGCTTCCCGGCTCGAAGGTCCAATAAAGATTTGTAAGCCCCTGCCAGTTGTTCTTCTATGCCGGCTTCATTGTCGACTGCATCTTGTTCAAAATCATAATCGTATTGAGATGCATAGTTGTCGAGCCATTCCCTTTCTTCGGCAAGCCGGGCGTCCAAATCTTCGGCCAATCCATAGTCACCAGATTCATAAGCAGCATCCGTTTTCTTTTCGAGCTCGGATACCTTGGCATACAGGGCCTCAATGGCAGACTTGGAATAGGAGATACGAACCTCAGAGCCACCTTGTTCCACGCCCTTCTCCACATATTTCCGGGCTTTGGCCACCAACGCCACAATATCGGCATCGGAGTATTTCATGTTGAAGCCCATCGAGCGCAACCAATCGCGGATCACGACAACGGCCCGTTTTAAAAAGCCGTTGGTTTCTCCACGCCCAGCGATCTCGGCAAGCCACTCTTCGGCGGCCCCGCGTCGTCCACCTCTGGTGCGCAAGTCGTAGCCCCAGCGGGCGGCAATCGGCACCAAGTCTTTACGACGTACATTGCCAATCTGATCAAGAATGCTGTTGAAATCCTTGCCCAGCATGCCGCGCAGGCCGTAATGACCGACCACTTCATGCAACAGCACATGAGTGGCGCGGGCGGTACTCGGCAGGGCGTCGGCAATCAGGAAGATGGTTCCGGTCTTGGGATCAAACACCCCATCGATTCCGGCCCCTTCATGCGGGTCATTGGAAAAGATATAGTTTTTCAGATGGTCCGGCAGGTCCTTTACGCTCTGCACCGCCTCGATGCGCGGGGCGTTCTTCCAGTTCTGCAGGATCGGGCCAATAGTCTGCAAGACCTGCTGTTTGGTGAGGCGTGCTTGCTGTTGCGGGGTTTTGCGGGAATAGACAGGATCGCTATCCGTTTCCGATGCCGCATCGGCCTCTGCCGAAAGCTCCTGTTCAACCTCTTCAAGGCGACGCTGCTTTTCTTCCAGTTCCTGCTCTTTCGGGAAAGGTTCATCCACCAGGCTTTCCAGTTTCGGAATCATCTCCCGCGCCTTATCGGCCTTTTCCTTAAGTTGCTGCACGATTGTAGGGAATTCCCTAATCCTGCGAGAGATTCCGGCAGACAGGCCGCGCACTGCCTCGGCCAGGTTCTTGCCGCCCCTTCCAAGTGCTCCTGAATAACCGGTATTTACCAGCCAGGTTTTCCCGTCTTTGGCCTCAGCGAAAATCTCAACGATCTGTTCGCTACCGCCTATTCGGCCGCCTACAACTACCTGGGCCGACAGGTCAACCTCAAGCTCACCGAGCCGGACAGACCCGACTTGCGTTTCGTCCATTTCCGCCTGCGGATCCGCTTGATCAAGATTTGCCTCGATGGCGGCTTTGACCTTCTGCGTAATCGCTTTGTCCATAGCGGAACGACTGATGTAGGTATCGCCTTCAAACTTCGCCTCGAAGGCCATGCCATCGCCCAAAACTTTCTGCACGGCATCGTGCGCCTTGGTCCTCGCTGTGTACTTTTTGCCATCGACGTTGATGCTGAACTTCTCGCCGTTTTCTGCCGCAGCATCGGCAAGCCGGGTAATGTGCCCTTTGGCCTCGGCGGCTTGAGCATACCCAAAGTTTACGGATTCACCGTCGTAGGTAATCGAGACTTTTCTGCTGTTGGCTTTTTCTTCGATCCCGGCCTGAGTCCCGGCGTGCTGGGCAAAAACCTCAACCGCATTCTCGTTTTCCAGCGCCCTCTGGTGATCGTCCAGTTCATCCCGCAGGCCATAGATGCGGCGACGGTGGGCGTTCTTCTGCCGGTTCAGCTTGTCGATCTCGGAGGTCAACTGTACCCGCTCAAGCTGCAGTGGTTCTCCGGAGGCAATCGCGGCGATTTCGGCCATACCGACGCTATCGGAGTCGTCAAACTCGATATTGAAATCCCCGGTGTAGTGACGCAGGCCGTTGATCATCTTGAGCTTGGTCGCGTTCAGGGACCAGAGTTTGGCATCCACAGTGCGGTTGGTGGTGTAGGCCAGGATTTCAACTTCGAATTTGTCGGCATACTTCTCAAACAGACTGTTGCCTTGGCGAATGATACGCCCTTCGCGCTGCTCAATATCCGACGGTTTCCACGTCACGTCCACATGATGCAGAGCAACTAAACGCTCCTGCACGTTGGTCCCGGCCCCCATGCGCGGGGTGGACCCGAACAGCACCCGGACCTTACCGGCGTTTACTTCCTCGAACAGTAGCTTTTTCTGATCGTCGGTGGTGGCCTCCTGCACATAGCGAATTTCATTTTCCGGAATGCCGCTTTCGATCAGGCGTTTTTTGATCTCGTCGTAAGCGTTCCATCCTCCCTGCTGGGCAGCTTTCAACGAGGCCATTTCGTTTTGATCGTATTTCTCAAGCTGGTCACTGAGTTTCATGGCCTTGGCTTCGTCGCCAGCCTCTTCGGCCTGCTCCAACTGCCGCACCAAGCTATCGTACTTGGCAATTTTGGCCGCGTCACCCTTGGCTTTGGGCACACTGCGATCCAGGAAGACAAGCTGTGTCCCCTTGTCCTTCTGCCAGGCGTCGTAGACCCGCTTGACTTCCACGGCCACCTGCTCCAGTTTGCCGCCTTCGCCGTTGTCCTGGATATAGGGATCGACCGCCCGGGCATCGAGAGATACCTTGCGGGCGCGGTCCATCAGTCGTAGCCGTTCGGCGTTGCGCTGGTCCACGTCCTCTATGTCCGGAAGATGGTCGAACCCGGATACGATATCTTCGATGATGCGTTCCTGCACCTCCGACGGCTCGACGTTGACCGACCGACGTCCACCACTCTTGACCTTGGGAATAGGGAATTCGGCCCCGTCGTTGTCCTCTTTGTACCACTTCTTGATATCATCGTTGGAAACAGCGTCGGCGAAAGAATAGTACAGGTCCATCAAAGAGCGCATATTGGACCAGTCGCGGCCAATGCGGTTGACCTCCTTAAGCCCCCGACCGCTTTCCTTCGGCTCGAACGCTGTGCTCACGCTGGCAAACTGACTGCGCCAAGCGTCAAAATGTTCCAGCCCCATTTCCTCCAGAGCGTCAGCGGCCAGATAACGCATGATACCATACAGTTCCACGGCGCTGTTGGATACCGGGGTGCCGGTCATGAACGCCACGCTGCCATTTTTGGACTCACGCAGTACCCGCACCTTCGACCACAGATCATACGCCTTGGCCGAACCGGCTTTCGGATTCATGCCGCGCACGTTGAGACGGGAATGGTAGAAGAGGTTTTTGAACTCGTGGGATTCGTCCACGGTCAGATCGTCAACCCCCATCTGCTCAAAGGTCAACAGGTTATCGCGCTTGGACGCCCGTTCTTTGACCTTCTCCAGCCGCGCCTCGATGTTGTCGCGCAGCCGTTCGGCCTCCTTAACCGTCAATGGCTTGCGGCGACCGCTGTAACCTTCAGCCTCAGCTTCGGCTTCGGCCTCTTCCACGGCCTGAATCGCCATGCTCAATTCTTCCTGTAGATAGCGTTCTTCGGTGGCTGGAGATATGCCTATAAACTGGAAAGAACTATGCGGTACGATGACCAAATCCCAATCGCCAGTAGCGATACGGGCGAACAAACGCTTACGTTTGTTCTTACTCAAATCCTTCACTCCGGCCGCCAACACCCTGGCCCCGGGATACAGGGTGTAAACATCCTTGGCCACCTGTTCGAGGATGTGGTTCGGAACCACCATCATTGGTTTTTTCGACAGGCCCATACGCTTGCGCTCGATGGCGCGGGCAATCGCGGTAAAGGTCTTGCCGCTGCCAACGGTGTGATCGTACAGCACAAAACGGTCGACAATACCGCGCCAGATGCCATTGACCTGATGCCGGCGCAGTTTGATGATATGGTCGGGCACCTTGCCAGGGAATCGTAGGTGCGAACCGTCGCGCTGCTTGGTCACTCGCACGTTGAACATGCGGTTGAACAGGTCCACCAACTCGCGGCGCCGTTCGGAATCACGAAACACCCAATCGGTGAACTCTTCCTTGATCGTTTCAGCCATGTCGTTGGCCGCTTGGGTCGCTTCGGTGTCAACAAAGGTACGAGTGCTACCGTGACCGTCGCTGACGGTGCGCGTCACCTTGATAGCCTGGCTATTTAGAACATTGCTCAACAGGTCGACCACGTTCCGGCCCGGCGTGTTCCAACTTGCTGCACCGGACGTTGCGGCATTGCCCGTTACTGAAAAGGTATTGGTCAGGCGTGAGAATAGCACCTTGGCCGGGGCTCCAGTCAGGTGTTCGACAAACGCAGCATACGTCTTTTCCGGAACCCAAGTCGCCCCAAGCGACACCGTTACTTTGTCAGCGGTCCATGGTTCGGGCTGCACCTTTTCGAGGGCGGCAATGTTCTTGTCCATCTCGGCCTGCTTGGCCGCTTCAAGCTTGCGTACCACGTTGCCGCCGAGATATTCGTCCGCAGTTTCCCAGCGACCCGTCTCCGGGTCCTTGAAGATGACCGGGCTTTCCATACCGGTGTGCAATTCGTCAACCGCCCGCTGTTCGGTCTGTCCGGTCAAATCGGCGATCCGCTTCAAGTCGACCCCGCCCGTCTCAGACAACACCACGGCCAGGGCATCGGTGGCGCTGTCAGCACTGGTCGGTACTTCGTAGGGATAAACGATGCGTTTATCGAGAATATCGGCCGTTTTGACGATGGCTCCACGAGGCTTCAACCCCAAAGTTTTGGCGCGAGCCTTGGTGATCGGCGCTTTGTACTTGGCTTCGAGCGAACGGAGCAAAGCTCCATTCGGCAAGGCGTCCACGATGCGTAGCATCTTGCTCGAATTCATGTAATCGTGCTCTTTGACAAACGCCTGATACTGTCGTTTGAGCTTCTTGCGGTTGGCCTCGATCTGTTTTCCTGCGGTGTTCTGCGTGTTCTCCAGGTTGATCTGTTCGATCAATGTATCGAGGATTTGCACGGCCCCCTTAAGCCGCGCATAGCCCAGCTTGCCAAGTTTCTTGGTGCCGGGAATATCGGCCTCATTGTCATATACCCGCTCTTCCTTCTGATTGAGCTTGGTCGGTTTGCCGTTCGAACCGAGAACCTTGACCGGCTTGCCCTTTTTGTCGAGCTTGTCGACAACCTCGTACCACTTGCCATCTTCGTTCTGCTGCAAGCTGTTATGCCAAGGGGAGTCTTCGGTCAGGACCCGTTCGGCAAACAGTTCACCGCCGCCTGGGGCTTCTTTCTCATAAACTTGGATCAGTTCGCCGTTGACGTTGAACATGACATTGCCGATCTCGCCGCCGCGCAACGCAACCTCAATAGAGGTCTGCAAATCCTTGAATGCTTGGCGGGTTCGGTCCTGCGGGGTTTCTGCCGCAAGGATGTTCTTGGGCAGGCTTTGAATACGAGTGTCAAGTTCCTCGGACAAGGACGTCCCAGGCTCCAGATGCACGTTTACATCGTTGTGCATGTTCTGGCTGCCCGATCTATCCAAGGTGCCGATGATGTTCTGAGGATGTTTTTTGAAATACTCGTTGACGGTGATCGGATCGCCACCCAGCGGATCGGCAACTTCGTCGGTTCCCACCCACTGCACATCGTTACGGCTTTCAGGATCCGCGATTTTCTGCAAGACAATGATGTCGGTGACAACTTCGGTGCCAGCATTGGCCTTGAAAGCGGTATCGGGCAAACGGAAGGCGGCGACAAGATCGGCCTGGTCCGCAATTCTGGCGCGGGCCTCCTTACTCTTGGCGTCGAGGAAATAGCGCGACACGACGAACGCCTGCACACCGCCAGGCTTAAGCGACTCAAGACCGGCCAGCATGAACTGGTTGTGCATGGAGAACCGGTTGAAGTCGGGCGTGTATTTGAACCGCAAGCTGTTTTGGCTGAATGGCGGGTTGCCGATAACGAAATCGAAATAATCAGGGGGCAGCGGGATTTTTTCAAACCCGCTGTGAACGACGTTCGATTGCGGATAGAGAGCGGCCGCGATACCGGCTGTCAGCGGATCGTATTCGACACCAGTAAAGTGGGTACGCCCGGACAGTCCTTCCGGGATCAGGCCAAGGAAATTACCCGTCCCCATGGCCGGTTCCAGCACGTTTCCACCGTTAAAACCAAGGCGTTGTGCAATTTTCCATAGGCCGTCCACCACGTCCTTGCTGGTGTAATGGGCGAACTGCGTGGAGTTACGCGCTACCTCCAATTCTTTTTCAGTCAGCAGTCCTTCAAGTTCTTCGACCTTGCTTTCCCAGCCTTTGGCCATGGACCCGTCGGGCCGACGGAAGGCATTGGCCAGCCCACCCCAGCCGACATAGCGGGCCAAGACTTGCTGTTCCTCTGCGGTGGCAAAGCGTCTTTCTTTCTGGAGGGTTTTGAGAATGCGGATTGCAGCCATGTTGTCGGCATACTTCGCCGTTTCGCCGCGTCCAAGCTCAAAATCGCCGGGGATGCGGTAATTGGTGGCAGGCGTTCCCTGGGGTTCTAAATCTCGTCGGCCTCGATCTTCTCGAGCAGATCGTCCTCCGGTTTGATCAGAATGTACTCGGGGAGAACCACCTCTTCGGCTTCGTGGCGTTGATACCCGGCTGCCATCAGTTGATTGATCTGCTTGTGCGCTCTCTCGGCTGCTTTCAGCGTCAGCGGCAGAAGCTGTTTCGATTTCATCAGTGCCTTGTGTTGTTTCGGGCACCACTCGTGGAGATGGATTATCGCCCTTTCCTGCAGTTCCTTCACGGTCGTCCCGTACAGACTCCCCGCTTTCTGCTGCGCCTGTTTCCTCGATTCGATCATCGATATTATCCTTTCCGGCATGTACCTCGTCTGAGGATAGCATATCACCGTTTTTCACTTCATCAAGGAAGTGCATCAGGTAGGGTTTCACCTTAGCGCTGAAATTCTGCACAATGAAGCGCATGAAATCCTTGACGCCTTTGCCTGCTGCGCGGAACTCTTCCAGGGCTTTCTGAAAATGCGGCTTGGCTTTCGCGTAGGTATCCCGGTCCAAACCAGAAGGAAAGCTCGAGAGCGAATCGGCCCCACCGAACAGATCCACCAGCCCCTGCATGGCCTCACCCACACCCTTGACACCGTGCTTGGCCGCTTCGCCTGCAATCTTCTTCGCAGTCTGATTGTCCTGGACCTTCTGCTGTGCCTTCTGGGGGGTGGCCTTCTTCGTGGTGGTGCGTTTCTTCGCCGGCTTTTTGGGTGCGGCAGGCTCTTCCTCCTGCTCATTGGCCACCTCGTCAAACATGGTCGAAAGATCGTCCATATCCATGTCGGCCAGTTCAGAATCAAGAGCGGAAGTAGGCGCACTTCCCCCGTCAAACATATCTGTCTGCTTGGCATCGTCCTGCGCCTTGGCCATTTCATCTTCCATGGCGAGGGTAGACACATTTGTGCCTTCGGGTTTGGTCTTCTTGCCGAATGCCGGGGGAGAGGCAAAGAGTTTACCGTCTTCGCCTACTTGTCTGGCGGGGATTCCTTGGGAATTTTTTTCTTCGGCATTACGGGCATTGCGCTCAATGTCGGCGGCGTCGATTTCGGCGGCCAAACGCTCGGTTTCTTCTTTGGTTGGCTCTGCAAACGGATCTTCTTCTATCAACTCTTCCGTTTGGGCTGCAGGCGCTTCCAACAAATCCTTGAGCGTTTCACGCACCTCGGCCTCGCGGGTTTTGGGGAACACCCATCCACGATGCTTGAGGTTCCACCAGCCTTTGAGCCCGTTTTTGTTCAGACGGTTTTTGTGGGGTTTGGTATCGCCCTTGACGAGGAAGGCTTTGTCCGACAGGGGCGCGATATGGAGGGGAGCTAATCCAGAAGCGGCAGAGTCGCCAGATCCCGCTTGTACTTCCGCACCACTTCCTTCTGATCCTGGCTCGGAAGACTCTTGAACGCTTCGCTTCCCTGCATCTGTGCCAGTCCCGTCTTGCTGATCTCCGGCACCGCCAGTGCCGGTTTGCCCTGCAGCGTCGTCAGGTGCGGAGTTTTGTCCCTTTTGACTACTAGATTCATCAACGTCCTCCTGTTTCTGAACAGTATCGCCGTCCTCAAGCTCTGTCAAGGAACGGAATTTCATTTTATCCTTGGCGATACCTTCAGGCACACCAAGCCACAACCGGTCCAGATACCCGGCATCATCGGCATTCTGCAAATAGACGGTATCCGGCAGATCGGCAGGATCCAGTTCAGCAATCTCAACATCCCCGCCCTTGGCTCCTTTATGCTCCGCAATGCGCTGAACGTCGTCCATTTCCGTGGTGAACCACAAAGCACGGACATCGGCCCCATTTTGGGCCTTGTGCGGATTATTCGGGTTGGCCTCCAAGTTATCGGCGTGACGGTCCTTGTCGACCGTGAACATGGCACGGTACAACTTCTTCCCCTTGCCAATGGCATCCAAGGCATGCTGCTTGCCGGCGCGATAGATGGTGCGCTTGTCGGTATTCGGTGAAACCTGCTCGTTGGTCAGGTGCTGGACGGACGGCAGATCAGGTGCATTTTCTTGATTGGCAAAGCCCGCCACAGGCCCTTCCTGAGACGAGCTCGTAACGGTTTCTACACTTGGCAGATCCGCGGCTCCCTCTTCCCGTTCTTCAATCGCTTCCTCGGCTGGGCGCACTTCCACCGTGCCATCTTCTCCGGCCACGGTTTTCGCGGCGTCCAGCACCTCCTGGCTGCCGTCGGTCACCACATCCTGGATCACCGTGCCGTCCTTGTCGCGGGAGGTTACGACGGTCTGCGAATCGGTCGGCTTGCTATCGATGCCGTATCCCAATGCGCTGCCGAGTTTACCGGAACGAGCCAGGTTCAATGTTCCATCCTGCGAAAAGATCAGTGTACCTTCGGGGATCTGCGCCGTCTTGAAACCGTCCGGAACCTCGGGCATGGATTCCCCGGGCGTAACCAGTACGGCCGGTTTCCGTCCATCGACCAGTGCCCGCATCTGAGCTTCCATGCTGGCCGGCGCTTCCGGTGTGGTGGTCGGTGTCAGAGAAACAATCTGTTCATTCAAGGTATACAGCCGCGCCAAGGCCCGCGCTCCGGCCGATTTCTTCGGGGTGCCGTCCTTTTTCAGCAGATTGCCAGCGATCTTGTCGCGCAGTTCGGTCAAGGCGTCGAGGCGTTCAGGAGCATTCATGCGGTCCTGCGCCTTTTGAATTTCGCTGTCGGGCATGCCGTCCAATGCTCTGTTGATCAGGTCGTTTTTTTGCTCGGGCATCATGGCGGCACCTTCGGGCGATACCTGGGCAGCGGGTGCTTGTATGCCGTGAGGGTTGACCAGCATGCGGCCGGGGTCGGTAACGGGACCGCCTTCGGCATAAATGGTCTGTGCCGGGTCGGCCGGTTGGACCGGCTCGGCGTAAACAGGTTCAGCCTGCGGCAACACCATCAGTCCGCGCTCTGCGATCACAGCCATGTTCGAGGCGCGGTTCGGATTCGGTTGCGGGGGAGTATTGATACTCTGTTGGGAGGCTGTCACCTGATCATCGGTCATCCCAGGCACGTTCAGGCCCTGATTGATGATGCTGCTCTTTTGCTCAGGAGTGAAAGCGGTTCCATCCGGTGTTACTTCGACAGCCGGTTGCGGTAGCATGCGCGATTCGTCAAAAATAGGCTGTTGTCCTGCTGCTTCTTCGGCAACCTCCGGTTCGGTTTGTTCTGCCTTGCTTTCCGGCGCCATGGCATTGGTTGCTGCACCAAGAACAAAACTGGTCGGAATTACATCGATGTTCTTGAGGCTTTCCACAACATCGGAAACGACCTCTTGCATGGGCTTGTCTTTGGCCAATGCCGCGGCTGCCGCCTGTGCCGGTTCTTCGAGGTATTCGGTCACAGCTTCGCCGGCACCACCTACAGCCCGCCGAGCCATGGCTTTGAAAATCCCACGACCGGCCAGCTTTTCAATTCCTCGTTTTCCGAGTACGGCCTCCGCACCGAAAGAGTTAAGGACGCCGGATACCACCCCGTAAGCCGTGGACGCCTTCCTTGCTGATTCTTCCGGTACCCCTTCGTCTACCAGTTCGCGGTAAAGCGAAGAACCCTCTTGACTGCCACCTGTTGCCCCTGCCGCCACCGGTCCACCAACGGCATAGGCAACCACAGTAGGAATCAAGGATGAAGCAGTATCGATCCCGGTTTCCGTCCACCATCTCGGATCCTTCAACAGGTCCAGGTTGCCCCACAGCTTACGCTGCAGATCTTTGGGTTTTTCGGCATCGATAGCACTGCGCTGTTTATCCCAATGCCTGGCAGAGTCGCCGGTTATGTCGGCCAACTTGTCAAAAGTCTTTTCAATGGCCGTTGGTTCCCAGGAGGCTATGGACTTTTTAACTTCTTCGATATGTCGTTTCCCTTCTGGAGTCTGGGAATACCCGGGACGAAGACGGTCAATGTTTTGGATATATTCGTTTAAGTCTTCTCTGGGATCTGTTGTCCCGAAGGAACGCAGGAAGGCTTCCGCGGTGGATGCGGCAGACGAAGCAAACGACGGGAGAACCTTTCGCGCTCCGCGCTTGGCCGCCGACCAAATAGAGTTGTTATCCTCGGTTTCTGCGGTTGCCTGTTCTTTTGCAACCATGTCAAAAATGTCTCCACTATCCTGCGATCCGGCAGAAGGTGCGGGGGCTGAAGTTGTGTCTTCAATGTCGATCAGATCAAAGATATCGGGCATGGTTGAGCTGTCCTTCCATCAGAAAGAGTATCCGCGCTGCTTGGCGAGTTGTCGGGCCTTGGCCTTATCGCCTTTGGCTTCCTTGAGGATCTCGCGGGCTATCTTTATATGCTCGGGGTTGGTCTGATCGAGCTTTTGGGGTTTTTGCCGTTTGGGCCGCTTCCCATTGTCTGCCTGCACCCCGTCCGCTGCTGGATGGTTATTGCCACCCTTCGGCGATTCCGTATTGCCATTCTTGAGCATGTCGTAATATTCGATGGTCTTTTCTTCGATGGCCTGCTGTCGATTGCCGCCGAAGGCCGCGAAGTCCGTCGAATCAAAGTGCCTCAAAGTAGCCTGGTCGCCGGCCCACTTCTCGGCCCGTTTCCTGGCTTCCAGATAGACAGGATCGTTCATATCCATGGCCGGTTGCTCCTGCGCCGTGAACACCGGCTGCACCGCCTGACCGTTCACCCATTCTTCGTAGGTTGGCGCTCCATCGATCGTGCCGATCATATTCCCCATAGGATCAGCCTTGCCGTAGGTGGCAATGTACGTTTGGCGCAGATCGTCCAGGGTGGCTGTGCGCCCGGTCTTGAGCTGGATCAGATCCGACTTGCCGCTGCCGCCATTTTTCGCCTTGGTGGCTTCGAGTCCACGCTTGAGGTCGTATTCCTTGCCCATCTTTTTCAGTTCAAATGCGCGATCCCGCTTCTCCTTATCCAGGGCAAGCCGGTTCTTGCGCTCTTCGGCGGCCACGGCTCGTTTGTTTTCGAGATAACCTTTCGGGTCAAGCTGGGCGAACTTGGTTTTAAGCAGGTTTTGAAGGTACTGCTTGCGGCTGCCCATTTCGCCGAAGAAGTCTCGAAACGGCACAACCATGACGTCTTTGTCGGTATGATCACGGTTGGGAAGCGTAGCCGGGGCAACATAGCTTTTCCCTTCGGCGGTTGTCGCTTTAAGGTGGGGGATGAAACCGGTACCATCTGGCGTGATAGAGGCTCCCACCATTTCTTTGGTCGCCCCATCCGGACCACCGACATTCACCATATCACCAAATACGCGACTGGTTGCGGCGAAGAACTCAGGCGTATCGTAGGTGCCATTTTCAATACTCTGCTCCATGAGAACAAGATCCTGGTACATCTGCTTGGTTTCTTCTTCTTCCTCATACCGTTTCATCAGCATTTCATGCTGCTTTTGCTGCCAGGCAAACCGCTTTTCGGACCGTTCGTCCTGTTTTATCTGACGATCTCGATTGAACTCTCGGTCCTCAGCCCGCTCTTTGTCGAGACGCTTTTGACGCTTTATATTCTCAGCGTTCGCGACCAAGCCCTGACCGACAGACAGCCCGCGCAATAAACTGTTGGAAAATGCCCCTGGATCGAAACCCATAGTTACCCCCCTCTTTAAATCATCATGGCGGCAAGTCCAAGACCGGCACCGATCATGGTTGCGTTCGATGAAGCGACCGATGCTGCATTCGCGGAATTGGCCGAATTGCGGTTTGCTTGCATCTGCGCTACCTGCCCCCATCCAGATTGGGCGCTACCTGCCACCCCTTGGCCGAGGGCAAACAAGCCGTTCTGGACGGCATCACGCCTTGCGTCCGCGGCGATTCGCGTATCATTGGCGGTCTGTGTAATGTCCAGCGATTTGGTAATCGAACGCTCTTTATCCATGGCGGCCTTCTCTTCCGGAGACACGTTCACTCCGTAACGCTCAATTGATCTTGCGGTGCTTCCCTCTGCCGCTTCATACGAATCGCTCACCGCGCTCTTTGCTGTGTCCACGTTATTCTGGACCATATCCGGATCGTTTATGTAAGAAACCAACGAATCGACCTGAGGCGCGAACTTCTCCTTCCACAGGTCCCACTGTTCGCGTGAAATTTTGGCTTGGGCGTCAGAGGCCGTTGTGTCCTGTTTTACGCTGCCGCCCATACTCATACCGCACCTGCCTTGTCGGAAGGATCGAACCAGCCTTTTTTCTGCCCGTAAGCGCCAATGCCCATGCCAGCAACCGTTCCGGCAGCATTGCCCCATGCCTGACTTGCCGCCTGTTCTGCCTGAACGTCTGCGATCTTGGATTGATTCTGCATGGTGCCGGCCATGGCTAGCCCCTGCTGAGCCCCAGAAGCAATTCCGCGACCTGAGGCGATTACGTCCTGCACACCAGTTACATATTCGGCTTCGTGAGCCTGCTGAGTCGTTGCTACCGAATTGCCCATCTGTGAAGCCTTGGACATGTCAAATTTACTCACTCCGGTTTTGAATTTGCCGCTGTTTGGATTTATCCCGGCCCGCAGACCAGCCCCAACAGCGTTGGACCGTTGCTCCTCAAAAGCGTCACTGACCGCCTCGGTTGCTTGGCGCGTTTCACCTGACAGACCACGCTTATTGTCCATGGTTTTCTGGATCAGTGGGTCGATCTCACCAGCGAATTTTTGTTTGTAAAAGTTCCATTCCTCAGTGGCGATCTTGGCAAGCTCCTTTTCGCCCCAAGAGGCTTTTACTTTTTTTGAACTGCCCACGCTAAACCTCCATCTGGTATACTTTGGTCACCAGCTTCCATCCGGTCTTTTTTGCCCGTCGCTCAAACCCAGGTCGAGGGGATGCTGTTTCCAGCCGTACAGCACCAATCTTGCGAGCGATTTCTTTGATTTCAGGCAAATAGTATTCTTGCGCACTTTTGCCTTTCGCATAGGTGATCCAAATGAATAACTCCAGCTCGCCTGCCGGATTTGTCTGATGCTGCAACACGCAAAAATCATCACCATGCATGAACAGAGCAGCACGACCTTCACGGCAGGCGTCGTAAACGTCCACCGGTCGCCAAGCAGTTCGGCATATACGATGAACATGCTCCAGGCCAGGTCGAATTCTGTCCCAGCATGTGCGTATGTCTGTCAGTTTGAGTTTTTCCATAGCCTCGAAAACGCAAAAAGCCCGACCAAAACCGCAAAGGGTTAAGGATCGGGCTTCAAGGTCACCGAGGGAGTGGCGGGACCGTCAATCACCGTGGGCACTAAATTTTCAGATACTTTCCCATGTTTAAGCGGAAATGTCCAGTTTACATTCGAGCACAAAGGCAATCCGGCACCTGGCACTGGCGGTAAACTTGAGCTTCTTCCATCCGGCCCCGGAGAAACGGCTTGTCAGATCGATGTTAAGCTGATCGCCAGAATACCAGAGTGGTGTTCCATACCCTGCGCCATTATCGGTGTTGACCGTGATGCTTGGACTGTTGCTTTCTTCGTAGATGCCGAAATCTATGCCATGGGTATGATTGGGTATCGTAACATCGTGCGTATGAGCGCTTGGAGATTCAGAAGTAGGATTCACGTAATTCGTACCTGACGCTACCGCACTAACTAAAGAACTGCCATAAAGATAAACCTGCGCGTTGGTACCGCTATACGCGCCATCCAGCGAAAACACATGAGTATGCCCGTTGACCTCTGTCGTGGTTACTTTTGCGCCAGAACACCTTAGGGTGTTTGAATCTGCATAGTAATTAACGTATGACTTGCCTACATAACTGTCTGTGTAATAGGCTCTTATTTCATGATTGTGTCCGTCAGATGTTTCAAGAGTAAAGTCATAATAGCCGCTCGTTGCCCCCCCTGATTTGTAAAGATACAGCTTGCCATCTTGGTTGCCATACATCAGCGTGTAGCCGGCTGAATAACTGTTGCCCACAATCTTCAATGTATGGTCGTGGGTTGGGACTGGTTCTTCGGTTGTACTTTGCACAGATGAACCACCACTCAACGTGGTTGTTGAATAGGCACGATACGGCATAATTTTGAAAGACAATCGCACCGACTGAATCGCTGTCAGCTCTGATAACAGCAAAAACGGCACTTCAAAAGGATAGGAAGCATCGAGCGAATCCCACCCATTGAATATCAGCGAATTACGCAATTCATTGTATTTGCTTGCCGTGATGCTGTTGGCTGTGATCTTTCCACCGGAGATATTGGCAACCTTGGCATCGTCCACGGCCAAGTCCTTTATAGCGGCCCTACTTACCGTCAAATCTCCGATCAGGGCTTCGGAAATAATGACAGCCGGCGACCCGTCGACCGTTCCGACCATGAAGGGAATCGTCAGTGGTTCGCCTTCGCTTGCCGTCGGCTTGACGATGGCGAATTTGTCGGCCAGCATGATGATCTCGGATTCAATCGGGCCGGATGCCCCGCCGGATACCGCCACTCCCATGCCGGCGATATGACCATTGGCGTTGACCTTGATGGTGTGTTCGGCCTCCAGGGTGCCGTCAGCGTTCGCCCGAGCCGTGGCCTCCGTCTGCACGGCGGTATGGGCTGCAGCTAGGCCTGTATCAGGATCCTCCACGGTTGCTTCGAGTAATGAAATGTCGCCAGCCATAGCACTGTCGGCATCGGCTCTTGCCGATTGTTCCGTGGTTATCGCGGCCTCGTTGTCTGAAATCCCCCCCTCTGCCGCCGTGACCCTGACCGCCAATGCTTCCCTCGCACTGGCTTCGGCCGAATCTGCGTTCGCCCTGGTCGTGGCCTCGTCCTGAACTGCGGAGTGCGCCGCGGCCAAACCGGTCGCCGGATCTTCAACCACAGATTGCAGCGTCGTTACGTCCTCGGCGATAGCGTTGTCGGCGCTCTGCCTGGTCGAGGCTTCGTTATTGACCGCCGCTTCACGATCCGTGACTTCCTGCGCCAGACTATCGATCAACCCCGTTCCCGGGGCGTCGATGTTGTCAATGCGGGTATTGAGTGTGGAGGCAAGGTGGCTTTCGGACAATTCCCCCTGCAGCAGCTCCAAAACATAGGTAGGTTCATCAGCCGTTGCCGCAGAGGTTCCTGCGGTGGCGTTGAACGGACCGATGATCGAGGCATCCCACCTGTTGATCGCCCGTACCCAATAGAAATAGGTCGTGGACATGGACGAATCCGGGGGGGTGTCGACATACTTCAAGGCACTGGTGGTGCCAATCTTGACCGCCGTGCCTTGGTCGTCCACCGTGTTACGGAATATCTCATAGTGCCCGATATAATCGCCAGGAGAGGCAACCCACTCCAGCATAATCTGGTTAAAGCCCCCCGTCGCCGTGAGACCTGTCGGTGCCGAGGGGATGGTGTAATCAGGAGCAAACAGATTCGCTTCATTCATAGATTCCTGAATGGCCTGATTTAGCGTTTCCTCGTCCACCGTGGCCACCACTTCCGTGGTCAAACCTGACGAAATTGCCGCTGTCTCTTCCGCAACCTGCTTCAGGTGCATGATCAGCGTCTGGATCGCCCGCTTTACTTCGGGATCGACCTTGGACGACAGACTTGGGGTGGTGATGTTGGATGCCGTCATGCTTGCCTCAATTCGCGCATAGTCTCAGCCAAAAACACTTGGCGCACGGGAGCTGTCCCTGTGATTTCGATTTCAAAGAGTTCGCCACGGTATCCGGACGGGAGCCTAAAGGGGTTGCCGTTGGCCACTTCCTGCGTATGCTTGATGACGCCGTTAGAGAAAATAAGTTCGCCGTTTATGTCGTAGACGGATTCTTGCTCTCCTGCGTCGTTGATGGCGTAGAGTAGTTCGTCGTCTGCGCTGCTCCGAGAGTATATCTTCATAGTGACCGGGTACGCATCGGCCTTTACCTGGGCCGCACCTGGGTTGATCGGCAGAGGGGCTGGAAACGGACGACTCTTCCACACATAAGTCAGATTGCCGCTGCCGCCATCCCACTGTTTGATGTTGTCGCCCACCTGCAGGAACAGCTTGCCGGTCTTGGGATCCGAATAGGCCGCCGTGGCGTAGACATCGATTTCGACAAACGTCCCGTTGACCGGATCCAGAATAAACCCGCCCTGCTTGGTGCCAGTATTGTAAAAGCCGTAATACTTATTGTTGTGCCCTACCCCCAACAGCGATTCAGGCTTGTACGCCTGCCACTGGTCCCGGGTAAGGATTTCTGCGGTTGCCAGCTTGGCCACGCCTACCCCGATCAATACCGCGCCGTCGGTCGACGGGTAGACCGCCCCATAGCCAAGATCGGCCATGCCGCGCTTGGACACGCATGGGTAATTCATTTCCATCTTTTCCGACAGCATGCCATTCGGGCTGGCACCGGTCAGCACATACGGCTGGGCTTTGGTCGCCACTAGCATAGACGTCCCGAAGGCGCACAGGGCCACAGGGTCGTTAAACGCCTGCCGATAGCCAACCGGCCAGGCGTGATATTGATAGGGCTCACAGAAGCACACTTGATTGCCGGAAATACCCGCCATGCCTCCGTTGGGCAATTCGATCAAGCCATTCAGATCATCGGGCGGGGCCGCCCAGGTGGTGCTGGGTAACGATTCGCCAAGAGAGGCCGACTCCACATTGTCGACAAGTGTTGTGGTGCCGGCCACCACTTCCCCGACATACAGGTAATAACCGCCGTGGGTCCGGTAAATTCGCACCTTGACCACGTTGTAATTGCCTTCCGGAGGCCCGGGAATGGCGCTCAGATCAATAACCTGGTCCGCGCCACAAGTGATAATGTCCGACGGATCCGACGGCGGGCCCTCTTCGCCGTAACCGGTCACATAGGTACAAACATAGGCGCGATCTTCCTTGTCGGCGTCGGCCCAAGCCCTCTGCCAGGTGCCGGCTGTAAAGGTGTCATAATCGCTCGAATCGACGTTATCCAGGGTGAAGTTGTCGGTATCGATGACCGTTACCGGGCCTTCCCAACCGTCCAGATCAGTCATGCCGGTGACGTCCAACAACACCCGCTGTCCGGTCGTGAGGCCGTGACCGGCACTTTCGACTTGGGCAGGGTTGTCCTTGGTGATCGCCGTAATGGTGCCGCCAGGCGTGACGGGGCTCAGTGTCGGGGCAACATCCGGAGCCGGCAAGCCGAGTTGCCAAGCGTTGGTGGGGTATTGGTCGCCGCCCGCCGTGGCGATACTGCTATCGGTGACCTTGGGCGTACCGTCGCCGGTAAAATAGGTGCGTTCCTGGGTATCTCCGGCAATCGCACCGCGTACCACGTCCACATCGGCCAGCCAATGAAACCAGAAAGCGTCAGCGAACAGATAGATGCTCTGCTTGGTCCCCGCCTTGGCCGGTACCGCCACCTGCAGCAAATCTCGAAATGCCTTGAGGTTGCCGCTTTCAAGGTTGCAATTCTGCGCGATTTGCGCCGCCTCCACGGGCAATAGGTCGGGGGAGAGCTTGGGAACGATCCCTTTGAACTGTTCGAGCTTGATCAGCATGGTTACCCCTTGGTCTGTGTCGCCATACGGATCCCGAGCACCTGGGCCATGGCCTGATAGTGGGCTGCGGATTTTGAAGCACTGCCGGCCTCCGTCTCTTCGCCGTAAGCGCGGTACAGAACGTAATCCAGCAAAGCGTTGGCATATACATCACGTACCGTTATGACAGAGTCTACACTTGCCGGATCGGCGGGCAATACACCATAAACAGATTCGATCTTGTGGGAGATATCAGGCTGCGGAGGGACCGTGAAAAAAGTAACGGGATCCTCTTTGTCGTAGCCGACGAAAAGCACCTCCCCGTCGCCCGTCATGGCGCTCCACTCAGGAAAAAGAGTTTGGAGAGTAGTCATGTCAAACATTTCGATGGAACGCCCTGGCGTGATCCCATCGGCGCCCATGTTACGCACCGGACGCACAAGACCGGTCGCGCCGTCAGGCAAGGTCTGCTTACTACCGGCCACCAGTGTTACATTTCCCGTCACCGTGCAGGCATCAGGCTTGAGGGCCGCGATCTCTCGCTGCCCGTCTTTGAGGTAGTCGAACAGGGTTGTCTGAGTCCAGCGTACAGCGCCGGTATCCTGGAGTTGTTTACCCGCCTTGGTGAGAATCGCACTGCAAAGAATATCCCCCATGGATCAACCCTCCGTTAGAACCAGCAGCCCGACGTTCTACGCCGTCCCGCCTTGCGTTTGGGTAGAATAGAATCGACCTCGCCGGCCATGAACAGCATGAACGCCTGATCGACGGCAAAGGCGCTACCCGCCGCCGCACCACGAACAATGGCCTCCTTGAACACTTCATCGAACATGCCGTTGTACGGAAGGGTATCGGTGATGGCCGTGACCCTGGCCGGAGCCTGCCAGTATTCGCCGATCACCGTACAGGGCTCTGCGGGAACCGGATACAGCAACAGGTTAAGACCGCGCAGATCGTACCGCTCAGGCGTCCCCGTTTGCCCGTAATAGGCCGCCCGCCTCTGCGCCTGCAACGGTTCCAGGGGCTTTACCATGGTCGTCAGTTGCGGTTTGTCGGCCAGGCCGCGGCAATCGGTCGGCAGGATCTTCGAGGCATCGGAGGCCGCGAATTCAAGGCTATAATCTTGCTTCACAAGATCACTACCCTTGTTGACCAAATACCGAAACAGCACATCCATGCTGGCGTTGACCGCCTCGATGGCGCTCATGGCCGGTTTTGGGATCTGTTTCAGGCGTGGGGCCGTGGCCTTTACCAAGTCAAGCACTGTCGTTGCCATGGTTACCTCATTGTCCGGGTAAAAGGATGGTGCAGAGACGCCAGCCGCAATAACCGGCCGAAGCGATCAGTGAAGACAGCAGGGTTAAGGCAAAGATCCCGCTCACCAGCAAAGCGCCGGGGCGTGGGTGATTGCGCGTCCATGGGCTCATGGTCAAAGCTCCTTTCCGTCAATCGTCCACTCGCAACCGCATTCCGGGCAATACAGCACTTCGTCCGGTCCTTCCCCGCGAATGCGCAAATAGGCATTGCAGGGTTTAACCATCTTGAACGGGCCGTCACCCTGCGGGCGTTTTAAGGGGCAGCGGGTCAATTCATTCATCGGGAAACCGCTGTTCAGTACCGCACTGCCAGCACAAAAGACTTCCAGACTTTCCGCTTATCGTGAACAACCAACATCCACAGTTGCATATCCAGGTCGGTTCTGGAACAACTCCGTTAACCAAAACGGACTTAAAGGTTCCGCATTCCGGGCATTCCATGTCTTTGAAGACGCCTACTGGAACAACGGCTTGGTAAGTATGGCCGCAGTTGATGCACTTCGCTTCGCCTGACAGGTGCGGAGATCTTGATAGAATGTCGACTACCTCACCCATGATTGTCTACAACACCTCGCAATTTGGCATGTCCCATTGCTTGGCCATGTGCTCGATAATCGGAATAATCTCTTCATCGCCTTCGGCCTTAGCCCTAGCGATACACTCGGCCGCCGAGGTCGGAATAACATGATAGGAAACGGAACAGCCGATTTTCCCGGACTCGTCAATCCATTCCTGCCGTCGCTTTGCCGTGGTGTTTGTGGCGTCCACTATGATCTTGTCATGACCGGCAAGGAACAAAGACCGAACCATATACTTGGCCGTGGTCCACACCATCGGTTCAGCATCGTGGATAAAACGCTGGCCATGAATGGCCAAACGGATACTGTCAGGATTGACAATCGGGATCTCCTGCTGTTTCGCCCATGTGGTTTTTCCGGATCGTGGAAGTCCCACGGTCAAGATCAGTTCTTTCGGCATGTTCCCTCTCTCTCAACATCAGTTCCAAAACCGCCAGATTTCCCCAGGCCCGATGGGCCGCATGCAGCAACCCGCTTTCCTCGTCCGTCACCTTCCCTGCAGCGTCGGCCAGATCGTGCCGCAAGCGGGCATCGTCATAACGCCCCTTGGCATCCTCGATGCTATCCCAGGTATCCCAGCCGTGGTTCGAGGCGCCGTGTTCATTGACGCGGGCAATCTCCTCGATGGCGCGAGGGAAATAACGCAACACCGAATGGATATACGGCTTGCCAGCGTCGTACTTGGCACCGGCCCCGCGGCGGTCATTCTTTGCCATGGTGTTTTCCCTTGGCCTTGTGCCGGGTATAGATAATACCGCGTTGCCCGTTCCCGAGGCGTTCACAGACCTCGCAGGGCGTTTTGTCCAGTGGCTGCCCCTCGTATGCACAGGTGCTGCAGTTGATGGCCATATCGATTAACCCTTTTGTTCACGCAGAATCTTGATCCGGTTACCAACCCAAGATTTCGACTTGCCGACAACTTCGCCGATCTTGGCATAGGACATATTGGAATCGGCCATGTTCAAAATGGCCGCGTCCCGCTCTTCGTCGGTCATACCCTCGCCCCCCTCTTCCTCCAACGGTTCGCCGTCTTCCGTGCCTTCCTCAACCGTATCGTGCTGGCCGGCGTCATCTCCGTCGGGCGCATCGGTATCAAGTTCAGGCGTCGTATCAGGTTCGGGATTAGACTCGGGTTCTACAGTATCCGGTTCAGTCCCAGGCAGTGATTTTGGGTCCGGACTTTCCGACGGTTTGACGCCTTCGTACTTGCGGTACAACCCCGTCACCATCAGTTGAGTGATGTGGGAATCGTTGGTCACGTCACACACTGCGGCACCACCAAAATCGGGATTTTCCTTGAAGCAATAATCGAACTTGTCGATGGTTACAAAGGTAGGTCCGTCTCTCTTGATCAGGCACTCAATCCACATGGGTTCAGTCCTCCTGAACTTGTGTAGGGGCGAGTTCCCCCGCCCCATGATTTAGGGTTATGCCGGCACCGACAACGATTTGAGGCGCAGTTTTCCGGCTGCAGGAGTGCCAGCCGCGGTAACGACCTTGGCACCGATAACACGATCCGATGTGGATGCCGCAAGCTGCAAACCGGAAACGGTGTCGGCCCGCGCAACCCCACCAGCCTGTCCGACAGTGGACGAGTCGATGAGATTGGTAGACGCCACCAGATCGTCCCCATCATCATTGACGATACCGACGCTCAACACCAAAGCGGTTGCATCATCGAGGTCATCCGCTTCCAGGATGGCATCAACAGGTTTGTGACCTGCCGGAAGATGGGCCAGTTTGACAATATCGTTCTGAGCCAGGGAATCGGGCAGCGAGTATTCACCCTCGTTGCACACCACCACCCCGGCTTGACCACCGGTAACGGGCGGGCGGGAAAGGTTTTTTGCGGTAAACAGAGCCATGGTTCTATCTCCTTGGATAAGGCCCCGGTTGCCCAGGGGCGCTATGCTGTTACGTTACGCAGCTACCTTAAATAGACGGGGCAGCCGCAGCGGTATCGATGGCGTATACGCCGAAATCGACGCCGTTGAACGTACACTTTTTAAAGCCCCAGATACACGAGGTCGAGATGATGATCTCGTTGTCGTTATCCTCGGTGCCTTCGTACCAGTCGAAGCGCAGACCGACGCCGCCCTTGGAGCCGAACGCCACTGCGCCAGCCTGACGGCCAAGCACCAGAGCGCGGGCTGCGGCCACGTCGCCACCGCTGCCGTAGTCGGAGAATCGGATAATGCCTTCTTCCTCCTGCAGCACCATGTTGCCGTACTTGCCGAGGGAGTTTTTGAAAATATCCGCATCCCGACCGACAGCATTGGCCAGAGCTTTCTGCAGGTCCATCCATTGTCCGGTACCGGTATTGGTGCGCAGATCCTCGGCCTGCTGGGGATTCATCATGCACACATAGTGCTTTTCGCCGTTGATCATGACCGGCTGCAGTTTGGGAGTCCCCTGGGAACCGCCGCCCATGAGTTTGATAGCCGTCCCAACCTTGTCGAGTTCGGTCAGGGTCATGGTGTCGGTGCTGGCCAACGTCGCCTTGGTTTTACCGCCGCCGTAGCGGATATGGTAGCTATCCGGAGCCGACAGGCTGTTGTTAGCGCGACCGGTCCAGTCGGTGTCGTAAACGAAATCATCGTTTACGCCGCGGGCCCCCGACAGATACATGAACACACACTCGGAGAATGCCCGTGCCCACCATTCGGACATGCGCGCCTTGGCGGTATTCCGCATGGAATGCAGGGTACGCTTCCGGGTCATGCGCCCGCCGCCATTGACGCCGCCGCGCATCTGGTCGATATAGACCGAATCCGAGTAGAATTTCAGCGCTTCTTCGGTCCCGCGCTGCTTGTTGTCCCCCTCTATGGGCCTCTGTTTGAGCTGTACCGACAGATCGTAAGTGATCTGTTCGCCGGCATCGCTTTCGAGCTCGTCCAGTTGGACAATGGGGGCTTGGGCTGCCTCGCCTTTGCCGATGTACTTCCGGTTCCAGGGGTTTTGCCGGGCAACATCGACGGCCATCATGCCGGAGTACCGTTTGACCGCCTTGGGGTCGCCCAGGCCAACGATGGATCTCGCCATGGGTTCATCCTTTCTGTGTGCGGCACTCCAGCGCCAGGGTTAATTTATCGGGCTTTCCTCAGCCCTTCTTGTTTTTCGTCCCTCTCAATCGGGACGGACCTATCCGCTTCTATACGCAGCCGGACGCGCTGACCGCTCTTTTCCTCCACCGCGACCTTAGCCTTGCCGCCTATCTTGATGGCCTCACCCGGCCGCAAATCCAAAAACAGCCTGCACGTCACGGTCTGTTACCTCCCTGCCAAATAGCGTTCCTGCTGTGCCGGTGTCATTTTCTCCAGCGCCGTTTCCAGATCCACACCGGTCAGCTTGTCCAGGTGGGCAAACTCGCTATTGTTGGCCTTCGGGTTTTCCACACCAGCGGCCGGCACATCGCCGAGGTTCGGGGCGTCCGGAGCCTTGGACTTGGGCTTGGCAGTTTTTTGACCCTTGTTTTTCTTGCCGCCCGCGTCGGGCTTGGGCTTTTCGGGAACAAATCCAAATGCTTTTTCCACATTGGACTTGGCCTGTTCCAGAATCTGCATATGGCCCATATTGCCGATCTCACCAGCCTGCACCATGCGTTTCACTTCGCTGTCCAGGGCGGCAAACTTGGTCGGGTTGCTCTCCTGGGTATAATCCTTGTGCTGGGACAGGAAGACGGTGACCGCTTTGCCCCAGCGCCGATTCTCGGTCTCCTGCATGCGCTGCTGATAATCGTCCGACTTGATCTTGTCCACCTGCTCGTCATACTCGGCGGGCGACAGCTCACCATCGTTGAGTTTTTCGCGCAGGTCTTTGATCTGCTCCTGTGCCGCATCGGAGTAATCGAACGGATTGACCGGTTCTTCCTTGTCGTCGTATTCGACCGGTTCGGGATCAGCATCCCCGTCGTCAGGTTCATCTCCTTCGGGACTTTCCTCGTCGGGGTCGTCCCCATCATCGGTGTCCTGCTCTTCGCCTTCATCGTCTTCGGCATCTTCGCCGTCGGGGTCGTCGCCCTCTTCTCCGACATCATCCCCTTCGGGAGCCCCATCCTCCCCGCCTTCATCGTCTTCGGCATCTTCGCCGTCGGGGTCGTCGCCCTCTTCTCCGACATCATCCCCTTCGGGAGCCCCATCCTCCCCGCCTTCATCGTCTTCGGCATCTTCGCCGTCTTCCTCCCCGTCATCGTCGGGCAGGTCGACCGGGGAAGCCGTGGCGGTCAGTTCAGCTTCGTCCACGTCGGCCTCGATGGCGGCGCGTTCCTCTTCCGACAAACTGGCCAATTCCTCATCGCTGTATCCGCTGGTGCTCATGCTCCGTGCTCCTTTCGCTTTCCGTTATTGGTTGTTGTTCTGCGCAGGGATCCCCCGCGCTGCATCGTCCATAATATCGTCTGCCATGGTCCCAAGTGCCGGGGTCGCATGCAATGCCGAGGAAATCTCCAGAGCCTGCTTCATGCCGTCGAGCTTTTCGGTGAGGGCCTTGGCCATAGATGTGTTGCCCTTACCTAAGGCTTCCTTGGCCTCGCCTTCCAGTTTTTCAAGTTCAGCCATGACTTTACGCATCTGCAGTTCCTGATCCTGCTTCTGCTGTTCGTCAAGTTCCGCCTTTTCTTCCTCGCTCAACTCTTCATCGTCTGGCCGCTGCCCGGTGATCTTGCGAACCCTTGCCACCACTTCATCACGCATCGGGATGTCGGCCATTTCCAAAGCAATATCCAGCAAGGCCATGGCCGCCTGTGCCATACCTCCTTGCGCCAGCGCCGTGATCAGTTCCATCATTGTTTCGTACATGGCCTGACGGACACTAGTGTGATATGCCCGCTCGTCAATAATGAAATCGGCCTTGGCCGCTGTAACCGGATTTAGAACCTCTCCACCATCGGCATTTTCGTTGATCGTTGTGTATTCCGGATTACCACGCTCGTTGGTCAGCCGGAATGTCTTTTCCTCGTCGTAATACTGCTCGACCAGGCAAAGCTGCTTCTCGCCGGAGATTTGCCGCGCCAAGCGCAGATTGTCGAACAGATCCAGCGTTGTAAGGCTGCCCTGTTCCTGCCGCCGTTCAATGGCCGCGCCACTGACAGCATTGGTCTTGCGCCCCATCAGTTCATCGGTGACGCCGGATACCTCGGAAATGTATTGCGCATCCTGGCCCATCAGATTCACATACTCTTCGGCCAGGGTTTTATCGTTGCGGATCTCCAGGTTCTTATTCGACTTTTTAAAGATGATGCCGTCCGGCCGCGCCACCTCTTCGGCCAGTTCGTCCACGTCGTCGACGGCCCCTTCATCGGCTATGACCTGGTTGGTGGCCAGAATAAACTGCGCCTTGGAACGGGCTTTATTCAGGTCAACCTGGGGATCGCGCAGGTTGCGCACCGCACCGTAAGGGGCGTTGTCGCGCTTGCGCCGATAGCCCCAAACAGGAGTGAGTGGAAAACGGTTGTGCCAATAAGGAAGCGGTCCTTCGTGCAGTAATTCACCGTCGAATGCCTTTTCGGTTTCCATTCCGGAGGGTGCGGTAAAGATCATGTGCCGCATCACCATCATCATGCGATTGCCGACAATGGGAGCCAGGCCGTTCTCCACGGCCCACACAAGCACTTGGTCCTGCTTGTTGTACCAACAGCCTCGAAAAGGACCGTTGCCGCCGAGAATCTGCACCACTTCAGGGTTTTTGTACCAGCACTCGACCAAACGCACACGTTGGCGCCGGGTGCCGTCGCCGTTGGGAATATTGTCGACATAAGCGGTACGCGACTCGCCCACCACGCGCAGATCGTCATCGTCCATGCCGGTCAGATAAGACTGATTCTCAGCCGCTGCCTCCAAGACCCTCTCATGCCCCTTGAACAGCATCTTGGCCACGTCCAGATCGATGGACCGGCTGCGGAACAGGAAACGGGCGTCGCTCATGTCCGGCTCGACGCTCAGGTGGTCGTAATGAACGTTGCGCCAATTCTCGTAACGCACGAACAGCTTTTCCTCTAGAGGGTTGGGGTTGATCCCCTCTTCCACCCAGCCGACCCCAGCCGATACGCCATCATCGAACGCTCGGGACCATATTGAACGCTGGCGATTAACGTCATGCACGTATTTCAGCAACTTGGTCTTGCTCTCGGCACCATCAGCATCTTCCTTGCCGCGGGGAACCACCTTGAAATCGACGCGGGTGCGCTTTTCGCTGCCGGTGATCCAGGCGATGGCCGGCTTGATCTTGTTGAACACCAGCGGCGCCTGATTGCGGTCGCGCAGGGCCTGAATTTCATCTTCGGTCCACTGAATGCCGTCGCGGAAATCCTGATCTGTTGCCATCTCGACTCGGTTGTCCGACTGATAATCACGCTCGTCGATGTAGCGACACAGCATCTGCGTGAACCGTTTTTGCACTTCTTTCTTCTGCAAATGAGCCTTGGACCTGAGCGCCTGCGGAACAGGCTGTGCAGCCAAAAGTTCAGCCTCTTTGTCTACCCATGGCTGGCGGGCTTGGACTGTGCGTACATTCTCGATCTGCGCTTGATTCATCGTCGCCTCAGTTCAGAAGGTCTTGCCGGAAGGATTTGCCGTTCATTTTCCCGGTTATCTCGCCCACTACCTGCCGCTCACGCTTCGGAGCTGCAGGAGCATGCACCAACTCGTCAAGATGGTCCTGGACGTAAAACGCGATATGGGACAAGGTAGATTCGTCTGTCGGATAATCCAGCGCCCCGGCAATGTTGCGGCAGGCCAGCAGCACCGCCATTTGATCGTTCCTGTTTTCCGGTTCGTTGTACTTCCACGCCGATTCCAGCGGAATAATGGCCGACCGCCCAAGATACCCGGGACGGTATAGAAACAGGGCTGGCTGCTCTTTATGGGGCTGTTCCGGGTCCAGAGCAAAGTGAATGATCTTGTGGGTCAAATCACCTGTCAGATTGATACCGGCCATTAGCTATCCCTCCGCGTAAAATGCCGCCACAGGCGAACATACCAGGGCGCGACGGGCTTCTTGCAGGCCACCTTGCCCTCGCACTTGAGAACAATACGATCCCGAGAAACGATCTTTTGTACCCGCCACAAAGCGCCGTTGACCTCCCACACTTCCCCGCGCACTACCGGAGCAGCGTCGAGTTTGCGGTGTCCCAGCAGCATTTCACGCTGCTTGGCGTCCAGGGGATTCGTGCAGCCCTTGCTTTTCATGCCAGTGCCCCCAGGTCGTTGCCGTCCTTATGCGGAAAATCGCGGTGATCGACCGTCGAACCGTTAACCATGATCCGGCTGCCAAGCTCGATACGGGCCGACAGCAGCATCTTGTCACCGCGTTTGACACCGATATAGGGCGGGTTCTGGTTGTTCAGCACGACGCGCAGGGGATCAGCAGCGGCCACAACCGCACCAGGCTCCAGGTTCTCCAACTCGGCCGGGTCAATATCAACGCTGGCAACAACTTCGACTTTGCCGAAATCCTCATACCCTTCGACCAGCGGCGCCAGGGCATGCACGGTATTACGGAACAACACGTCTTTGGCCTGTTGCTCTTTGGGCAACTGATCGAACGGAACCATGCAGGGGTGGGTCTTGGCCGTACCGTCCTTCTCTTCGCCGAATACCCAGCCGTCAGCCTCTTTCTGTGCCATCCAGCTTTCATGGCTGGCCTGCGGTCCTGCGTTAGGGTTGTCCAGATGGAACTGAACTCCCGCAATAGCGCTTTCCTTCTGCCACTTCGGAGCGTAATGCCAGCTTTTCTGGCTGTCGTCGCCCAGGGCTTGGCAGTATTCGCGGTTGGCTTCGTGGCAAATTTCGGCGATCTGTTCAACGGTCATTGGCTTTGCTCCCTTTGATATAGCCTTCGGCCAGCTTGATTGCGGCCTCCGAGTCGGTCATGTCCACTGGCACCATGACCTTAACTGTCAATACGGATTTGCGATAAAGAGCTGTCGTAAAGTGGCAATACTCAGGCGTTAAAGCCTCGTCTACTCCAACCCTAAAAGGTTTATGTCTACCCGCCGCCTCTACGGTATCCATGCGGCTATCAACCAAGTTAATCTGCCCAGCCGCGATTCCCCCGACGAACAACAGCCTTTCCATATTCGGCATCCTTGCCCCCTTACTCGTTACACGCAATCGCGGCATTGGCCCACATGACCGCTTGCCGCACATTCAAAAGCGCCTCAGTCCGTTCAATTCCGGGCGGGCAGAACTCTTCAATGAGTGTGGCCAGTTCCTTCCCGGCTTCGCGGATCTTCTGGTAGCGCTCCACCTGGTCGCCCTTGGGGGGATGATGGGTAAACAGATTATTGAGTGCGTCGTCTCGCTTCTGTTCCCGTCTCTCTTTGGCTTTTTTCATGTGCTTATGGTGCAGCATTTCTGCAAGACCGTTATAATCGCTTGCAGTCGCTCCGAAACCACACAGACTGCAATGGGCAGACGCTCCACCGTGCCCATATTCGGGTTCTACAACCTCAAGCAACCCTCCGCACTCAGGACAACCAAGGATCTTTTCAATCATGGCTTCCTCTCCTTTACGCTGTCTTCCAGCTTCCCTTCTTACGCCTGCGGCTTCCTTTGGTGGCCGGCACATACCGATACCCGCGGGCCAGTGTTTCCAGTGCGTCATAACCGTGCATCGCCCAATCGTGCCGCGGGCGGTTCTTCCAGCATCCGTTGTGGTCGTCCCATTCGCGCCGGAAGTTGTCCAGACACTTGATCCCTTCGCTGCAGGACTCTTCATCGAACCAGCATGTTGGCAGGAATTGCCGCGTCTCCTGGATCGCCGTGTACTTATCGTCAATCCTGGGGACCACGACGATGTTTTGCATATTGGCGTCGGACAGGATCTGTTCAATGGTGCGCGGTTTTTCGTCGGCGCTCTTGGTGGATCCCATACGGCGCTGGCCGGCATCGTGCGGCAGAAAGTGTTGCCCCCAGATGTAACCGAGCCTTTGCATCTCCCGCCAGTAGTACAAAACGTCATCGTCGGATCCGGTCATATAGCCGATGATCCGGTTTTCCAGTCCCACCCGCTGATGGAACCAGATGCACATAAGGTCGTTGAGGCCGAAGTCCCAGGCGCTGTTAACCGGTATGCCAGGCTCATGCGGCACCGTGGTAATGCGTACATCCTTACGAAGCTTGGCCATCTGCTTGGCCAGATAGGCCCCCTCGATGGCGGCGGCAAATGCTTCTTCGGGATAGCTGGGATGTTCTCGGGTCATATCGTCCTGCAACGTCTTGAGCTTCTCGGCGTACCAGGCTTTCTGAAACGGATCGAGCTGGACACCGGTAATCGCCTCGATCTCGGCAAAATACTTGGCCAGTTCCTTGGTAATGACCACGCCTTTCGGATTCAGCCGCTTACGAGGATCTTCCCACCAAGCGAAGAAATGCAGCTTGTACTGCAGCTTATTCGGCTTTTGCCCTGCCTGCTGCCGTTTCAAGGCCTCCATGCAGTAATCGTAAAAGTAGCCGTCGTTGCCTTCAGCGGTGCTTTCGATAAAGATCATGTTGCCGGGGTGGACTGTTTCCAGGGTGCCGGTGACAATCTCCCGGGCCTTCTCGGGGAATTTGGCGCACAGCTTGCCGAACTCGGAGATATGCACCATCTGATAGGTGCCTGAACGCAAACTTGTCCCGACCTCGATCATGGACCCGTTCCCAAACTTGAGCTTCTTCGCGCTTTCGGTATCGGCCGGACGTGCGTTTTTCAACCCATCAGGAAGCTCGTCGTAGGGGAATTGCACCTTCTTTTCGTGGATCTTCTCCACGTCTTCCCGGGTATGGGCGTTGATACCCACCGAGTAATGATCCCGAAACAGCGCCTGATCCAAACCGAAAATCCCCAAAAAGGTGGTGAAACCCAACTGGCGGGCCTTAAGGATCAGGTTGAGGTACCACAGGTTTTCAATGAGCGTGGTTTGCGCTGCGTTCGGCCTGAACGGGGTCTTTTTGCCGTCCTCGTTCACGCAGTAATACAGGTTGTGCAGTCTCCACATTGGAGAGCTGAAATTTTCAATCAACTCAACGCGATTCATCCTCTTGAAACTTCTGTTACAAGCGCCCTTTCAATTGGCCAACCCCTTCTTATTCTGTTGCGCACGAGGTAATAATCTAGGCCGGCATTTTCTGCCAATTCGGCCAAGCTTTTTATTGCACCTCGATACTCAACCAACTTGGTTCCCCTCCTATTCCTCATTTGCTCTTTTTGGGATGCCCATCGACAATTACTTGGTGCGTAATTTCCATTCACATCAATCCGGTCAAGTGAATATTCAGAGCCGGGCTTCTCTCCCATGTCGGACAAAAAAGCCTCAAAGCTATTTCTCCACCTAGAGCAAACCTTTATGCCGCGTTCACCGTAATGCTTGAATTTCTCCGAGCCGACTCTTTCACACCGGTCAATCATTCCAGTCCAAGCCTTGTACTCGGGCGTCCCCACTCTTCCATGAACAGAGAGCCTTTCTTTGCTTTTCTCGTTTCGCAAGCAGCCGCAACTTCTTGTGTCACCGTTTCGCAAAGACTGGCCAACTATTTCCGCCCGCTCGCCACAGTCACACAGGCAAATCCAAGTTAGGTGTCCATTCCGATTTCTTTGCCCCTTCGCTACAACCAACAGCCGTCCAAACCTTTGGCCGATAAGATCAATAAGCTTGCCCATTGCGAACTCCTTCGCCTCACAATTTCAGCAGCGGCAGCGGAGGTGAGTAGGCTCCGTTTTCGCCTGGCCAGACTAGCCGCTACTATTCTTAATTTTTCATTCACCGTCCTTGACCAGGCTGGCATTGCGCTGCGCAACTTCGTCCAGGACGGATTCAAGGTCGGAAACCGGGCCCTGCTTCTCGTCCAAATTGAAGGCTTGACGTTCAAGCGCGATCAGGTTTTTCATGGCCGTCGACAGGTCGCGGATGGTCCCAGCATGCCCCGGGAGGGAAACGGCCCGAAGCATTTGGTTGCGGCGCTTGACGTTGCTGTCACCGGCTGTCTCATCTTCAATGGCGTCCTCGATCTCGTCGCGGTTGGTTGCGGCTTCTTCGAGTTGCCCCATAAGGAGGCCAACCAAGGTACGACCGTGATTTATGTCCTTGCGGTGAAGCCTGATAACTTCGGCCCCGCGTTCTGCAGCCGCCTCGACAACCTCGGCTTCGTTAACACTCGCGTTACCCTTGTTAACCTCTGTGTTAACCAGCTTAGCGTTAACCGCTTTTCGTACCTGGTTGCTCAGGTCGCGGTTCCACCCCTCCTTTTTGGCTTTCTTGGTGATTGCAGGAGCGGATACGCCGTATTCCCGACCGATTTCACGAATAGACAACTGGCCGGCGCGATACTCACGCTCAACGGCTTCCCAATCGATCTTTTTACGTTTATCTGCCATTGTCCCGCCCAAAAAAAAACAAAAGCCCGGCAAAAGCCTTTCGGCCTGCCGGGCTCCCGGTCGCATCCTCCTGGAGGACCGTGAATCACCTGTATCGTCAGTAGAGGCCTCCGCCTCTTTTCTGTCGGGGAATGGGCAGCGCTACCAATCAGCCCGTCGACCGATCACCCCTTGCGGAGTGCATCCCCCTTCCCGTGTGATTTAGAATTCAAGTGCTACCTGCGGGGGTTTGTCCACCCCGCCACAGTTCATGTGGATCTTTACGGTTACGGTGCCGCTGAATTGATCCCCAGCCAGATCTACAGCTTTGGGAACCATCTCACGGACCTTGGAGCATGCCCGGTTTACCAATTGATTTACCTTGCGTTCCGTGCCGTCTTTCATCGCCCCTCCACATCCACTGAACATTTTTGATGAGTCTGCCAGAAAGCTCGGTGTAATGCAAGGGGGTTTTGAATATAGACGATTACCCGAGGGTAGGTAAATATCTCAACTTTCGCAGACGAAAAATATCTTTAACATGCTGAAATAAATAGACAAAAGCATCATCTCTTGTTGTAAAATAGGTTATCGCCAAACAACCTGATACAAACAAGGAGATGATGCTTTGGACCAGATTGTAGCAGAAACTGTTTCATGTCAAAACCAAATTACTTCGTTCTTTGATAATCAGCGCATCGCACGACTACTGCGGCAAAGCAACATTGCCAAACAGTGTGGCATTGCTCCCGTTGTGGTGATGCGGATGATCTTCAGCCTTGTTTTTACCGGCAAGAACCTGTTCCGCTACTTGCAGGCGGATGACT